GGCATTCCGCCACCCATCATAGGTTTTTTCATTGTTCCTGGCATTATTTTCTCCTTTTATTTGATTTAATGATCACTAACATTTCCATCTTCTACGAGCTTGTCTTAGTCTAGAGTTAGGATCTCTTGCAGCTTTTGGAAACTTTTTCATTTGTCCTGCACTTCTTGCACAAAATGATTTACGTCTTTTAGCAGCTTTAGATCCTGGTTTGACTTTGCCAGTGACCGCTGTTTTTAGTTTAGAGCCGGGATTTTCTCTTCTATATCGGGCGACCCCAGCCTTAGTCATCCCTGCTCCAGACTTTGTAGATCTGAAATACTTTTTAGTTTTTGGAGGTTGTTTATCTTGTCTTCTCACTACATCATTCCCATTCTTTTAGCCATAAATCCACCACCCATAGCTTTTGTTCTTTTTGCAAAAGTTTTTACATTTGTTGGTTTACCACCAACACCTTGTGCTACTGCTCTTTTTCTTTTTACAGCTGATCGTCTTTGCGATTCTGTCATTCGTGCTGCTTTTGCAGCAGGAACACATTTTGGATATTTACGTTTTGCATCTGCTTTCTGTTTGGATCTTCCACATTTTTTAAAACCACCACCTTTTTTCTTGGCTCCAATGTCTACCCAATCTTGCTTAAACCATTCTTTTAATCCGGCCATTAGACCATCCTAGTTTTTTTCTTTCTATCAGACATAATAGCACCACATCCTCTAGCTACAGATCCTACTTTTAAACCTTGTCTTTTTAATCTAGCAGTTGCTTCAGTTAAACCACCACCCGCGTAAGATGCACGTTTCATCATGCCACCACCCATAGCTGGTTTACGTCCTCTAAAATCTTTTCTTTTCACACCACTAGGGTCTTTAATTTTTCCAGCACAAATTTTAGAAGCATAGGCATTGGCATATGCGCTGGGGTACACTTTAAATTTTCGCTTCGCTGCAGCTTTACCTCTAGGACATAGTTTAGTCATTAGATTACCTTCTTTTTGGTTTTTTTCTTTTTGGGTATTACACCTCTTGCCATTAATATGTCCTTCATAGTTACTTTACCATCTCCAGACATATCAGGAAATTTCTTTTTCTTTTTAGCAGAACCACCTTTAGCCAAAGGTGTCATTTCTTTTTTCTTTTTAGATTCCATCATTTTTAAAACTCGTTCTATATCGCTTGCGCTAAATCTTGTATTTCCTGGTTCCATAGATTTTAATTTATCCATAGCTACTGCTAGTTTACTTTTCATTTCTCCTACTTTACCAGTATCAGCCCCACCACCTTTGTTAGCAAACATTCTTTTTTTAGGTTTTTTATCTTTTTTAACTTTATTTTTTTTAGGTCCAAAGGCTTCAGCTATTTTTTGTAAATTAGATTTTCCACCAAATCTTAAATTTTGTCTATGAAATTTGTTAGGCATTATTTTTTTCCTCCGTTTCTAAAAATCTGTGTGCCCTTTATACCATAAATACTCGCTACTACAAGGATCCACAAATTTGTAAACCATGATGGTAGCTGCGAGAACATCTCGAAGAATAATTTTACCTTGTCCATCGCAGTTGGGTCATCTGATATAACTGCGTAAGCTAACACCAACACGGGCAAACTGAGAATTATTAAAACTGCCTCGTCTTTCCAGTCTGATTGTCGGGCTTCTAACAATTTTCCTTGGTAAGCCTCCTCACCACGAGCCATACGATCAGCGTGTAAGAGTTGTGCCTCTGACATTGCCATTTTCGTCTTCTGTTTGTTAGCGTAAATTTTACTTCCAGCAGAGACGGCTAATTTTATTGCCGATAACCACATAAATTAATACGCTTTTGAGTTTCTTTTTTTTTCTGCTAACATTCTTTTCTGACCACCAACTGGCATCTCAGGTTTTCCTGTAGCAATATAGTTAAATGCTTGGTCAGCAGTAGTTTTAGATCTAGGATCTACTTCAATACTCTGTTCAGCAACTTTAACGTCTTTTATTTTATCAAGCTTTTGCATTTTTGCTCCTTTTTTTGCCTTTTTCTACACCCTTTATAACACCTTTGTTACGAGATGCATAGAAAACTGTTTCACCCTTCTTTTTTCCATATTGTTTCTTCATAGATTTCATAATTTTTTTACCTTTTTCTGTCAATGGCATAATTAATCCTCTATCATAACCTTAGCTTGGTCAACTCCGCTCTTTGCAAGGCTAACTCCAGCTCTTAATTTAGCTAAATCTTCGTTTTGATCTAATTTATCCTCAAAATTTTCTGTTGATTGCATTAATCTTGCTCTTGCAAGGTCTTGTTGAGCCTTATCGTTGTCTTTTTTACGCTCATTTTCCATTGCACGTAGGTCAACTTCTCTAGATTTTAGTTTTAACAATGGATCATTATCAAATTGTGATGTAATTTGTTTTTCTTCCTTCATAAATTCCTCTGTCATTTCTGCAATCAATACAGATTTTCTAGCCTCAACTTGATTTGTAAGTGCTTGTAGCTGTTGTTGTACCATTGGGTTCATTGCTGCTTGTTGTTGCATCAACATCATCTCTCCTAATTGTTCTCTAAACTCTAATTGCACTTGTTCTTGAGCCATTAAACTAATGTGTTCTAAAATATTTTTCTGTATCGCTGCCATAATTGCAGGATTATTTCTAACTATATTAGTTGACATAAAATTTAAGTGAGCTGTAATGTGCGCTCTGTGGTCTTGACCTGGAAAAGCTTGAAAAGGTTTACCAGCTAACGCATTAATATGTTCCATACTTGGATCCATTGGTGCGGTAGGAGCTGGTGGTGGTAAAACTGCATCTACATTTTTAACACCTATCGCTTCATACATGTTTCGATATATTTGATACATGTTATGTAGTTGTGGATTTGACGTTGCTATTTGTAACTGCGTTTGTGCTAAGGTCACTCTTTGTGACATTGAAAATATATTTGGATCTGCAACCGGCATTACATCTATTCTATCGTCAAAGTCTGCTTGTTTAATGTTCCGTGTTCCACCAACCACGTCGTATGGATAATCTGGTGGTAGATATTGTGACACCACTTTAGATAATAATTTAAATTCATCTTTCATAGCAGCGTAACATCTTTTATGGATTGCACTCATGACCCTTGAACCACGTTCCAATAATGCAACTGTTGTACCAACTGCAGCAGCTTGATTACCATCGCCCACTTGCATGTCAGCAATAGCCGCGAACCTTTGACCTGCTTGTACGACGATACCTAATAAATTTAATAATGTTTGAGAAGGTTCCTTGTATGGTAAAGGGAAGAATGCATCACGTAAGTTACCACCCGGTGCATCGACATCTTTAAACTCACCTGGTTGAATAGGAGATGCTTCATCTCTAACTCTTACGCCTCGTTGTTTAAATCCTGCTGGTAAATTTGATAACGTACCTGCATCCAATAATTGACGGAGTGCAGCTGTTGCAGTTCTGCTTAGTCCGCCAATCATGTGGATTAATCCAAAGCCATAAAACCCTAAACCTGGGAGAAATTTAAAATGAACGAAATATTGGATTTTATTTTTCTTTAGATCATTAGGCGCATAATTTCTTCTTATTGCTAAAACTGTTCTACTACCTTCTTCAACAGTTACAATGTATGGTAATTTAATTCCAGTTGGCTGACCATCACCATCTATATCTTCAAAACCTTCTAGGTCTAAGTTTACATGACACTCTAATAAAGTATATATTGTTTCTTGTTTACCAGATTTTTTTGTGCCATCTAATTCTCTTTCTTTTTTCTCTACAGAGTTTTGTTCAACGCTGCTTGGTGGTGCAAGATCCACATCTACATAGAAACCATTAACTTGTTGCTTCCGTAATTCGTTTTCTGACATTTTAACAACATGTATTACAGACTCTGCGTCTTCTATACTTGTCGCTGTATAAGGCACTATCAATTCATCAGCAGGTACAAACTTAGATACTACTCTGCCAAGTGGCACATCATAATAAACTTTTTTAAATGTAGAACCTGCTAATGGTAAATGAAACAACATAGAATCAAACTCCGCTTCGTATTCTTTCATTTGATCCATAATTAAATAATTCATATAA